ATTGCGGTTCAATCTATGGTCCCGATATGCCAGACGAGTGTCAAGTTCGAGTTGGCGAGCCTTGCGTCCGAACAAAACCCGGAGGCCGCCTAATCGCTGTCGGCGACCGCCATCAATCCATCTACGCCTTCACGGGAGCGGACGCAAAGTCCCTCGACAACATCAAGAAACACTTCTCCGCCCATGAGCTCTCCCTCACAACCTGCTTCCGCTGTGACAAAGCCATCATCCGTCACGTCAACCACCTCGTCCCTCACATCCGCCCCAGAGCTGAGGCGGGAGAAGGAGCTGTCAACTCCCTCACCTACGACAAATTCGAAGACCTCCTCTTCGATGGCCCTCCTGTGGACCTCCAATCCCACGCCATCCTCTGCCGTAAGAACGCACCCCTCATGCGACTTGCCTTTCGTCTCTCAGCCCGCGGAACAAAATGCCGCATGGAAGGGCGCGACATCGGCAAGTCCCTCATCTACTTCGCCAGGAAGTTCAAACCCAACACACCCGGCGAACTCGGCATCGCCCTGGCCTGGCATCTCCGCGAACAAGCCCAAAAGCTCTCCCCTCTAGCCCTCGCCACCCTTCAAGACAAGATCGAATGTCTTCTCGTCGGTTGCCAACACGCCACCTCCATCAAAGCCCTCTACTCCTACATCGAATCCATCTTCTCCGACTCCACATCCACCCACACTTCCACCCTAACCCTCTGTTCCATCCACAAATCCAAAGGCCTTGAATGGCCTACCGTCTACATCCTCGGTGAAAACCTCTGGATGCCATCCCCACTCGCCAAAACCCCAACCGCCATCCAACAAGAAAACAACCTCATCTACGTCGCTCGCACCCGCGCGATGCACACACTAACCTCAATCACAATGGGCGCCTAACACCATGAACCCTACCATCGAATCCCTCAATTCCTCCCGCGCTCACTGCGCTTTCTGCTCCGCCCTCGACTTCCTCTCAGACCTCAAACTCTGCGCCTCTTGCCATCAAGAGCAACGCGTCCTCACCCATCGTCAAAACACCGGCAAACCCGTCTACCTCCTAACCGAATCCCTCTCCTACCACGAAGTCACTTCCATCACTTGTCGTGCTGGCTACTACGAAGTCACCGTTCCAGGAATCTCAGCCCACTACTGCGTCCAGCTCGAAGACTTCCACCTCTCCATCCCATCCCTTGTAACCACCGGCATTGCCCGTGCCAACGACTCCATCCTCCGTTTCAACTCTCTCCACAAACAGCATCTCGCTCTACCATGAACTACCCAGGACCCACCATCACACTCAACACACCTTTAACCATTCAGATCGCTATGGAATGGCTCAAAGAGGGCCGTTGCCTCGGCATCAAGCCCGGCAGCAACCTCCGCTACATGACCCTTCTCACGCCGGAGCGCGGATCAGTTAAGCTTGTCTGGGCTGGCTCCACAGACGGCTCGATGATGGCTGAGCAAATCACCGACGATTGGTTCCCTGTCATCGTCGACCATCGAGCGTTAAATAAACCCACCGCCTCACCCTAACCCCTCTTCGCCTCGGTCAAACACTCTTACCGAGGTTGCTTTTAAAAACCGCCCCTTTGTGAAAAATACCCTTTGACCTTTTCCTTTTTTCTGCTACCTTTCCTTCTTCCCGAAACCATTTCGGGTTACACAAACCAAACAAAGCAACAAACCAAACATCATGTCAGACACAACTGGAACCACATACCCAACCACAATCGTCATCAACAAGTCCCTCGAAATCGAGTGCCCTGTTCGTGTCCCAACGACCCTCGAAGGCTTCCTTCAAATCGCCCCTGAGCAAGACCTCATCAACGCCATCATGCGTCACTCGTTCTACCAAAAATGGAACAACAAATTCCGCAAGCTGTTCGTCGAGGCTCTCGTTGCCTTCTCCAAGGTCGACCGTCGTCCGAAGACCAACTCCGCAGGTCTTGTCATCCAACGCAAAGCCCGTGGCGGCGCCCTCGTCAACGAACTCGAAAGCGAACAGTCCTACATGGACTACCTCCTCGACGACAAGATCGTTTCCCGCGAGGACTACAACCGCGTCGGCCTTGAAATCGCAGCCAGCATTCCCTTCGAGGTCTCCAAAGCCGAAGAAGAGAAAACTCCTGCGAAGAAGTTCATGGATTCCGCAGCCATGATCCTCGGTCTCGCCGAAACTGGCGGCTCTGGCTCCAACGGCCAGCCTGTCACCGAAGAAAGCTTCACCGCTTCGTGGTCCGAGAAGAATCCCGGCCACAACTTCGACGCAATCGGCGGCTGGACACAGCTCGGCATCGCACGCGCGATCGAGATCAACTTCAACCGCGAGATCGCTTCTGGCGGCGGCTTGATTTAATCGGCAAGCGAGCAGGGACGCAACAACTGCAGGCGTAGTATAGCCCTATAGACAAACAATACCGTCCTGAGCATTGACGTTAAAAGGCTCACCTTCAAATCAACACATTGCAGTGAGGGCACAGATAAATACGCAAGCCACCGAGTGTCGTAAACTTGTTAACTTGTAGGAAGCAATGAACGTGAGCGACCTGACCAGTGTGTTGATTTGAGGGTAAGTTACCGTAAGGATGCGATAACCTCACCAGAGACTTGCTGATCCCACTGGACAAAGGGACTGCCGACCGAACTGGTGTCGTAGAGCCAGACGCCTCTTGTGGGTTATATGTGTTTAACCCTCCGTAGAAGTTAATTGAAACGCAACGCAATTAGCCAGAGACCGAGCAACCTGCTGACAATGTGGTGGCTCAAGCAGTATGAATGTTACCGAGCGGGTCTGCTTCTAATGAAAATCCCTAGATAGGATGTTAGTTTAATTGGTAAAACGGTAACGTAGAATCTAGAACAACTACTGTATTGACGAAGGTTCAAACCCTTCACATCCTTCCAATTTCGACTCAGCGGCGTGGACAGTGACACGCGGTAGTTTGTTAAAGATATTCTCCTGGCATCAGTTCTAGCGGGTGAGGGAGTGCAAGATTAACAAGCTGCTTGGCCAAGCAATACCATCAGCAGGTGCAATTCCTGCCAGAGTCACCAGCTTCCCCACCACTTTCCGGCTCCTGTCCTCCCGTGCAGAGGTGCATCTCGACAGTCCGGTTCAGGTGGCGTTCACTATCGACTAGGGCGGTGGTAGTGAACGCCAAATCTTTCCCTCGGTTCAGCCCTTTTACCCACAACCCCATGCCCGAACCCACATCCCCTGAAGAAATCGAGTTCCACGGAGAAGAGGCCCGCCTCACTGACCTTCTCAAGTTCTACCCAGAACCCGTTACCTTCACCATCCCGTCCGGCGGCGCCAGTGCCCTTCGCATCCGTCTCAAGCGCGCCCTTAAGAACTACCTAACCAACCCACTCTGGACTTCCTCCCTCGACCGCAAGCTAGCATGGAAAATCCTCTCCACCTACACCTTCGTAGCTGACAGCAAGACCTCCCTCTATTGCGGCTTCCCCCGCAGAGTCCGAACCCCTGCCGTTGAATCCTTCCAATTCGACCTCCCTGTCATTCGCACGGAAAACCCAGACGTTATCCTCGCACTTCTCCTCCTCAAAAACTTTGACCACATCCCTATCCCCGTCAAGATCGAAACCGCCCTTCCCATCCACGAACTCAGGGAACCCTATTACAACGTCGCAATCGCGGACTCCATTCACGAGAACAACTACACCATCATATGAAAATCGAGACCAACCCTTACATCCCACCACCTCCCATCCACCTAGTCCCCATCGAGGCGCTCACCTCCCCTTATCACGACCTCCCCGCCGCTGACAAGCAACGCGCTCAAGCCCTCATCTCCACCGAAGACCTCCTCAAGCTCCGCTCTTACTACCCGCGCAAAGGCGTAGTCGATGCCGTCATCTCCGGCATGGTTCGAGGCCTCATCCTTCACATCGAATCCCTCAACCTCCACGCTCAACCTCAATCCTTCTGCAAGAACGAACAAGTCTTCATTCAACTAATCAAATCTTATGTCCCAGGAACTCCCCACAGCCGCATCGCCTACACCCTTGACAACAACGGAAACCCCGACCTTACCATCCTCCCGCCCTGCGGAACCCGCTAAGTCCTTCAGCGCCGCCATCTACTACGGCGTTCCATTTGACGAACTCCTCGACAAAGACTTCACCACGATGACCCACGACGAACAGCGTGCATACCTCGAAGGGATTCGCAGCGCGCGGGTTAACCCAGGCCACAAGAAAGTGGAGAAATCCACGGGTAGTAAGAACAAAGGAAAGGGCTCGGACTCTTCAACACTTCTGAAAGGACTTATCTAATGGACCTCCCCCTAATCGACCTCAACCTAGGCGGCACCGCAATGGATTTCCTCCTCGGAGATTCCCCAACAAGTGAAACCCCCACCGATCGCCCCATCCGCAAGCTCTTCCACTGGACGGACGACCCTTCTTGCCCGCTCGTCCTCACAATGGACTGGTCTTCCCTCGAATCCCTCCTCTCCTGTAATCGCAGCGCGGAATACAAGCTCGTCCACTCCCGCACCACACACACCAAAAGCGCCCTCATCTTCGGCGCTGCCTTCCACTCCGCCCTTGAGTGCTTCTACAAACGCAGCCCCACCGACACGCAGGAAGCCCTCCTCGAACTCGGTGGCCGTGCTATCCAGGCCGAATACGCTCTCAACTCCCACGTCATCATTGACGACTATCGCACTGCTGACTACTGCTTCTCTTGCTTCAGCCTGTATCTCGCACAGTATTTCAACGAGACTATCACCCCTTACATCCACGAAGGCAAGCCGTTGGTTGAGTTCACCTTTGTGATGCCTGTTGGGGTGACAACAGTTCCATCAGAAGTCTTCATCAAATGGGGCCTTGGAAAACTAACTAACGACCCTAAACGCGAAGCTGCCTACCGCGTTGAAGGTGAAACCATCCCCTGCCGCATCGAATGGTCAGGCATCGTGGACGTCCTCATGCAAATGGGCGACGGCAGCACCCTCCGTGTTTGCGACCACAAAACGACCTCCGTCCTTTCCGACTCCTTCTTCAACTCCTTCCAAGTCTCCATGCAACCCATCGGCTACGTCGCAGCAATGCGAGCTGCGTTCCCTGATCTTAACATCAAAGGATTCTATCTCAACTGCGCTGCTTGCCGCAAGCCCACAAAGACTGGAATCGCTTATGAATCATACCGCCGACCGTATGACTACAGCCAGGAACAATGTGAAGAATGGAAACAAGACCTTCTCGCCCTCATTGGCGAGCTTCTCCACAACCTCACGTCCTGCAACTTCCCCAAGAAAACCAACTGGTGCGCGGGAAAATACGGAGCCTGCCCCTATCTCGACGTATGTTCCGCACCGGCTAGCCAAAGAGCTATGATCCTTAACACGGGGATGTTCTCCGATAACACTTGGAAACCTGGGACATGATCACCTCCCGCCTCCCCGCCATCGCCTACTCCACCCTCACGCGCGGCACACCCACCCACCCCATCTACCAGCACACCGCTATCCTCTGCCAACAGCACTCCGAAGGCTCCCTCTCTCCAGACCCTAACAAATCCGCCCTCACTCGCGCAATCCTCTCCCGCCTATACGGCCCCATCCAAACCGAAATCTCCCGCATCTCCGGCCTCTTAACCACCAACCCCGACGCTGCCGCCAAACGTCTCAACGACCTCAACCGCGAACTAATCAATCACACCCTCCAATGAAATCCTCCTCCGACTTCACCATCTCCCTCCCCAACTCCATCCTCATTCTCGGCCGACCCGGCAGTGGCAAAACCACCCTTGCCCTCCAGTTCCCCAAGCCCTTCATCTTGGACTGTGACCAGAACATGAAAGGCCCCGTGCGCTACCTCGCCAACAAACTCGGCTCCCTTCCGTGGTTCAAATACGACTCCCCCCTGACCGATAAAACTGGCGCACCAGTCCCGCGCGGCACTCGCATGGATCGCGTCCAAGAACTCCTCAACGAAGCCCTCACCGATCCCGAAGTCGAAACTATCGAAATCGACTCCCTCACCACCCTCATTGACTTCATCTTTGACAAAATCCGTGCTACCGCAACCGGCTCCAATCCACCCAAATTCGGCGACGGTAAGAAAACCCAAGACGACCCTATCCGCATCCAAGACTGGGGCACATTCGCCTCCATCCTCAAGCAACTCATCTTCGGCCTTAAAGCTTCCGGCAAACGCATCGTCTTCATCGGTCACATTTCCCACGATAAAGACGAGGTCACCAAAATGATCCTCAACTTCATCGCCTGCCCCGGCCAAGTCGGTGACATCATCTCCGGTCTCTTCGAGGAAGTCTGGCAAACCGAGGTCAAAGCCACCGGCGCTGAAACCTCCCTCAAAGCCGACTACAAAGTCCGCACTGTCGGTGACGCCCGCTCCGAGGCCCTCGGTCTTAAATCCGCAGGCGGGATTGGAGCCTACATCTCCGCCGACGCTCCCGCTATCATCGCTAAACTTCTATCCTCCCCTGTGAAATGATCCTTCCATCCAGTTGCACTTACAAAAAGTTACCCCCGTTAGCCCGATGGTTCGGCAAACGTTGGATTACT